CAACGAGGTGCACCTCTCTGATGAGTGGGGCGAGTGTCTCACTATAAGGAGGACCTATGCAAGGAGCGGTTTTTCCGCGTGTTCGGTACCGTAATGATCTACATAAGGAGCCTTGGAGTTATGTCTCCTACGACCCGAACGGGGTTGTTCAGGGCGCTAGCTCCGGGGAATCCGATGTCTGGTCGTATACGAGCGCCTTTGGTGACGTCGTATCGGCGAGACGGGGTGAGATCCACCCTTGTGATCACTACGATATTGTAGCTAGTCACTACACTATCCCGAACCTGAGTGTGCCTCATGGCGATCACGACGTACGTGTTAATAACTTACGTCAGACCGCACTCTCAGACATCCTTGCATTGTTTCCTGGTCCCACGGACGTTGACTTAGCCAGACTGGGGGACGAGGCGTTTAACGCGCTTTGGCCCCAAATTCCACAGGAGGTTAGTTTACCTAACTTCCTATATGAACTCCGCGACTTGAAGGATATGATCCCAAAGGTCGAGGAAGGTCTGACTAAGACTGTAGCTGGTGGTTACCTCACTTACGCTTTCGGGTATGCACCCTTCGTAAGTGATGTAACGAAACTCAGGAATCTAGCTAAGACCGTTGCAGACAGGCTTGCCTATCTGAGGCGGACCTATGGCCGTGAAACCCGAGTGTCCTTTACAGGTACGTTTGACGTGCCTGCACGGGATTTCGTTACGGAAGGTACCATTTACTACACCCTCCCAGGCTATTCAGGGGAATTTCGTTGCGGTGGATATCTCTTCCATCGCTTGAACAGCCTGTATGGTTTGGAGGGAACTCTTCGGGGCTTCGCTGGTGCCCTTGGGCTAAACAATCCTGTTGGAGTGCTATGGGAGGCGACTCCCTACTCATTCGTAGCAGATTGGTTTACCCGGACTAGGGGCATTGTGAACAAAATGGCAGTTCAACCATTCGAAGGTGAATGGGAGATCCGCCGCCTTACTTACTCTGCCAGGTGGCAGGCAGTATGGCATGTTCATCAAGACGTCGGCTCTCCTTATACGCCACAGGCGTGGCCTTTGGAGGACGGCGTAGCGAAGTTTTATGCCAGGCGACTCGGTTTCCCGGCCTCGTCTTCGATACTTACGGAGACGTGGCTAGAACCTCGTCAGCAGATGCTAGCTGCGGCGCTTCTCGCGTCGCTAAGGTAGTAGCTGCCGTGGTGTGTGGCAACCACAATGTAGTGGGAACTACACTCTTAGCATGGAGATGCGCCCATGGATCTTTCCACAGACATCGTTCTCGACGACGCGGATGGTTCCGATGTTACGTTCCGTCGGGTAGCTTCGCTACCTAATGGTTCAGACTGGATCGACATTGCGACCAATCTAACCGAACCAGGGAGGATGAAAATCCTTCACTCGGTCAACGGAAAGGGCGTCGACACTGTTGATCGCCACCTTATCCAGATGGCGCGTACCAAAATCGACACCGCCGGGGTCCCTCGGACTTTGACGCTCAACTTTACGCTGAGTGTTCCAAGGTCGACCGCTGTGACGTCACAGATTGTCTATGACGCTGTGGCTAACATGTTGGATCTCCTATCTGATGGGGCCTTGACTACAGCCCTTGCAGATACGGACGCCGTCGCGCAACTTCTCCGAGGCGAAAGCTAGAGAGAGTCGCGGTGGAAAGGTTGAAGATGGGCCTCCAGGAGGGGTTTCCTTATGGAGCTCCTGAAAAGCCCGGATGAGGTATTCTACCTCAATCTTCATTTGCAGCTCCTCCGTCGTGAGCCATCGTTCCCTATCTCATCAAAGCAACCCATGCGAGACGCAGAGACAATGAAGTCTCGTGCATTGCATGAGGGGCTGTCCTTCCAAACCAAGACAATGCCAAAGTTAGGCAAAGCCTTGGATAAAGGTTTGATAGCCCAACGGTTCACACCCATCGCAGAGTTTCGTACAATGCGGGGGCGGAGTACACCCGAATTTCTTCAGGCGTACTTCAACCGAGTCTTCGATGAAGATGGGCATCTCCTGGAAGAGGCCTGCGTGGAATCTATACAGGTTCTTCGACAGATCCTCTTCTTTGCGTACAAGCTAGAACAACCTTACTCTGAGGCTACTCGCCAATCTACAGTAGATGGCTTTGTCGCCGTGGAGAAGGAAATAGCTTCACTCAGTTTTGATGATGCGGATCCAACGCTGGATCTTGCCTCTCGCATCACTGAGGGAGTGTTCGCTGGGTTCGACCCCGCGGACATTGTACCAAAGCATGGGCCAGGAGCGGTGTCAACTGGTGAGAAACTAGAGGAGAAGTGGGAATTTTCCCGCCTATTCTCCAAGATTCATCAGGTCTACCCCTACTACCGGTACTTCGTGACCGGGGGGTGGAAGGAGTTGGGTGATCGGTACCAGTGGTACAAAGGCCTCGCTCGCGAAGAAGCGGGTACGGCCAAAGTCGTCCTCGTACCGAAAGACTCGAGGGGTCCGAGGCTCATATCTTGCGAACCTCTGGAATACCAGTGGGTACAGCAAGGTCTGGGCCGAAAGTTGGTCGAGCACTTCGAAGGCTCGTCAGAGCTTACGATGGGTCAGATCAACTTTACTAACCAAGAGGTCAATCGTCAGCGCGCTCTGGTCAGCTCAGCTGATCGTGCGTATTGTACGCTTGATCTTAAGGATGCGTCGGACCGGGTCTCACTCGCCTTGGTTAGAGGAGTGTTTAAACATGCTCCTCGACTCCTTAAAGCGTTAGAGGCCTGTCGCTCGAATGCTACCTGCCTTCCTTCAGGGGAGGTTTTGCCCCTGAGTAAGTACGCTCCAATGGGTTCAGCACTGTGCTTCCCAGTCGAGGCGTACGTATTCTGGGTTCTCTTGGTAGCAGCCCATGTCCTTGACACTCGAATGGATATCCATTCGGTGGCGCGTAAGGTCTACGTCTACGGCGACGATATTATCGTGCCAACGGCGTGGGCTGAACGTTGCATTGCAACACTTGAGAGGTATGGCCTTAGGGTTAACTTTGATAAGTGTTGCATTCAAGGCTACTTTCGGGAAAGTTGTGGCATGGACGCCTTTAGGGGCGTCTGTGTCACACCGACTCGAATTAAGAAGCCTTGGACGGGGAAACCTTCCGATGGGACTGCGCTCGCATCGTACTCCGCTACTATGAATGATCTTCATAGCAAGGGGTACTACGGTGCGGCGGACTTCCTCCTTTCTGAGCTTCAGTTGCTGTATGGCACGTTACCATACGTGTCAGAGAACGCTGGGGTTCCGGGGATAGTCCTCCATTCTCCTCAAATGGTCGAATTCCGCAATCGCGGGAAGGCCATAAAGAGGCGTTGGAACAGTCGTTACCAGCGTGTCGAGTATTGGGTCAAGTACCTCTCCGAAAAGAAGGTAGACTCGACTCTCGATTCCTGGACAAGGCTGTTGCGGAACAATGTTTCGCAAGCCGGCCTTGAACCATCACGCGTTGTTATTCCACGTTCAACGTTAATTAAACGTGGTTGGAGGGCACTGTAGGCTGTTCCAGTCCTGCAGCGTTCCATAGGGGGCCCCTAAAGGGTTAAG